GGCCGCTGAATCCGAGTTGATTATTCGTATGCGGCAGTTCAACGCCGCCCGGCGGGGGCTGGATCGAGTGTTGAAGAACATTAAAGAACTGGGGAAGAAAATTGAAAAAACTAACCTGGCGTAATCTTAACCATATCCTTGCTACGAAAACCGAGGAGGAGGTGTTGCAAATGCTGAACGAAGAAAAGGCCGGCGCCCAGCGCGTGGTGGTGCTCGAGCGCCTGCACCAGCGGTACAACGTCCTGCGCGTGTCCCGCGAGCGGGTCGAACTCCTGAACGGAGCGCGCCGTGCCTGACGCCAACCACACTCAAGTAGGCGGCGCCCACTACAAGGCGCTGGACATCCAGCCGTGGGACGCGATCCACGCGTGGGGGCTGTGCTTCTTCGCCGGCAACGTGATCAAGTACGTTGCCCGGCACAAGGCCAAGGGCGGCGTCGAGGATCTGCGGAAGGCGCGGCACTACTTGGACAAACTCATCGAACTGGAGGTGTTGAAATGACGACTGAGGAAAAGCTAGCAGCGGCCATCGAATGGCTAGGAACCCGGTGGGTCGGTCACCCGGTCAATCGCGTGGAACGGTTAAAAGAACCGCTACCCGAGGTGTACACCTGGTCGCCCAAGGTGTTGAAGAAAGGAGCGAAAAAATGATGGAAACAAAAACGATCTGGTTTGATGCGGCGGTGCAGCTACCGGACGACGAAACCACGGTCCTAATCGCGCTGGACGATGGCGAGGTCTGGACCGGGTATGTAGAAGGCGACCAATGGTTGTACGTTACCGGCGATCCGATGGAAGCGAAAGTGACGCATTGGCAGCATTTGCCTTGCCCACCTTTGAGGGGGGCCGCATGAGCCATACGCCCCCTGCCCCAGGGCAACTATACGAACTGCGCGAGTGGCTCCTCGACCGCATCGACGGCGGCGAAGAAATGAGGGGCGAGGACGGCCTGGTGAGCGACTTCATTCGCCAGATCGACGCTGCAACGGCAGAACTTGCCGACCTCAAGCAGCGTCTGTTGCCCCAGTACATTGGCAGGGCTGAACGCGCCCAAAGAGAGCGGCAGATGATTTCCCATGAGCGGGACAGTTTGCTGGAGAAACTACGGGCCGCAACCTCAATGCCGTGCGCCCCGTCCGCAACGGCAGCGCCAGATCGTCCTGACTGGGCAAGACAGCTGCCGGGGGCCGAAATCTACGACCGCGCAGCACGGGGCGACCACGGTTATGACAGGACGGCATCGTTGAGCGCAGGCAGGTACGTCTGCCTCTGCGGTGGAACCTGTAGCCACCATGACGCAGAGGGACGACCGGAATGAAACCGTGGCCCGACTGGGTTCTGTGGCTGATGTTTGTCCTGTGCCTGGTCGCCAGCGTTGGCATTGCTCTGTTTACATGAGGTACTAAGATGATTCTGCTAGGTGACACACCATACACTCCCTGTTTCGTGCGAAACGAATTCTTGTTCAACGAAGCGCGGGGGCATGGAGAATTCACGCCAGCCGTAGCCTTTGCGTTTCGCGCCGAGCCAGCGCGTGTACCCATGTTCCAAGTCATGCTGGACAGCGGCGCTCAATGGGCGCGAGTGCCGATCCACATGATTTGCAGCAAACCGTGCGACCCGCTGCCGGTAGAGCAGTCGTGCTGGTGGGACAGCTACGGGTACGAATTCACCGTAGTTGCGCTGCCGTTTCTGAAAAACCATGCGGTTACCGCGTTGGGCCGGGATGGGCAGATCCGCAAAGGCAACTACCTGTTTACGATTGACTGGATGAATGGCGGCTGGAGTGAAGTGCCAGACCAGCACAAGAACCACCATGTGATTGCGCTAGAGTCGGGGCCGTGGATTGCGTACCCGAACAATAGGCTAGTGTGGCACGATCTGTCATGGATCACGCCAGCACCCAACAAAGAGTGGCAGACTCCGACCCGCAGTTACTCAGTTGAAGGTTTGATTTGACGTTGCGGGATCTGCTCCTATCACCCGCGGCGTTTTCGCGGCTGGCTTGCACAGGTCAGCCGCTTTTTTTACCTAATTTTCAGATCAACAATGACAAAACGAAAATTGCCTGTAGAGATAATGCCTCTCCCCTCATGGCTTGCGCCGCCCAAACTCCCGTCTGCTGATTGCGATCAGGTAACGGTCATTCGCCAAGGAATCAACACGCCGGATCAGATCGAGAAGAAATACCAACGTGCTCGAGTTGCGCTCAGGATGCGGAAGCTATGAACAAGAACCCGCTACCAAAGCTCTGCGGCTCCTGCCAGATTAATCCCGGCGTGAAGCTCGTTCCGAAAGGACGGGGCGGCAGGATCAAGACCTGGCGCTGTCAGGGATGCCTAACTCGCCGCCAGCCCAGTTGGATCAGCGGGAAATAGCCTCGTCCCCTGCTTGTCGATAATCAGCGCCATCTTGCGGGGGGCCGATGTAGGCACGTTGGGGATGCTGATGTGCGTCCAGCCTCCTCCTTTTTGGGGGTCTGAAAACTCCTTGATGAGTTGGTCATAGGCCAGCCCAGAGGCCCGTACAGCCCTCACAACAGCATCTGGACTCATCCCCGGCACTCGGATATCAGCCGCGCAACCGAGCCTATGCTGGCTGCTCTCGCGGCTCCCACAGGCTGCATTGACGGCCTTGCTACGGTAGGCAGAGTTGATTACCACCACCCTGTCGCCTAGAGCCGTTCGGACTTGCTCAAGGAACGCCGCCAGCCGGGTCAGATTGGCTAGGGCTGCGGCATCTGGAGTGTTGTCTAGGCTGCGGTGATCGGTGCGGGTCAGTTCAGCTAGGCTGAAGTGCGGGGTCACCGATTGCCGGGATCGGCCCGTCCCGCCGCACCCAGACCCAGCGCCGTTGCCAGACCTTGCGCCAGCAGTTGATACTGCGGCGGAACCATCGGGATTCCTACGGCGAACAGAATCCCCAGTCCTGCCAAAGTCGATGGTTCACCAAACCGTTTTCTAAGCCAACCCATGATTATTTTCCTTTTGATGGAATATCGCCGCCGACGGGGTTTGCGGCTCCAACCGGCGCGGCGGTGAACGCGGTTGTGCCTGGTGCTACATGACCGTTATTCCACGGTGATTCGTTGATCGGGCCGTAGCAGTTGGCAAGCTGCACACCGTTGACCTTCTTAGCCTGTTTGTCGCACAGGAATGACCATTGATTGCTCATGCCGCCACCGGGTTCAGTAGAGGTCACAAACGATCGCGGGGTCATCGGCACAACGGCCCAACTGGGCGCTTGCGGGTACTCGGTGACGGTTGAGAACAGGCTCCAGACCTTGCCAGCCGGGGCTTTGCAGCTACCCTGCATCAGTTTGCCGTTGGCTACGGCTTTGCCGGTTAGCACCGGACAGACCGCCATGCCCTCTTGGAATTCCTTTCCCTCGACGCGGATCGTCTTGCCGGTAGGGACGCTGGCAGAGGCCGCGCACAAGGCGAACTCGCCGTTGCAGATCATCAGATCGGCAGCAGACACGTTGGCTGGAAGAAGCAAGAGAAGGAGCAGCTTTTTCATGTTTAGACCTTCAAGACAAGGTGGAGGAGCAAGGCAATGATGAAACCCGCAACGGTAAAGCCAATATGCTCAATCCGCTTCAGACGGGCGTTGATGGTGTCGTAGCGCAGTTCGCACACCGCCTCATGCGAGGTCAGGCGAACGTCGAGTTCGTTAGTGGTCGCCATTATCGGGGCAAGTTGTTCAGTGGGGTTACGATAACAGCTTCCTCCGGTGCCAACTGGTTCAACCTTTGTGCTGCGCGTGTTTTTGGCCCTTGGCTTGATTTGCCAACTGGACGGGCGCTTAAAGTTTCGCCAAGCAATTCAGCCAGGTCTAACATTTTTTCTCTGGACACAACAGCGGCGCGTATTTTTTGCGCGTCCGTTGCGCGTTTTGATATTTCATCAAACGCGGCGGCTTTGTCGCGGGCCTTAGTTATTGCATCCGCCACCCATTGGCGATCCATAATCTTGCCGTTGATTGCTTTGTCTGACAACGTATTGAACCCAGGTTCGATAACCGCCAGATCAACCTTTGTCTTATCCCACGCAACTTTTTCCACCGCAGACATTTGGAACGTCCGCCCAGAAGTTATCTTGTCAACCGCCGAGGTTACGTTTTCACCCAAGCGTTCTGGGCGCAGCACCGGCCCCCCACCGCTTTGTTGCGCGGGGCGCAATTTGTTACCCGGCCCAAGTTCCAATGCCAACCCTTCACCCGTAGGCAAACGCGTTGCCGCTTCTGCCGCCCTTTGCGCGACCTCCGCCCCTTCTTGATACCGCCGCACGATATCAACGGGTTGTTTAGGGTAGCCAGGGTAATCTATTGAGGCCATCGTCATTTGCGTAGGCGGTTGTGGCGGTTGGTACTCGCCAAGCGTGAATTGATTCCCCGCTTGCGTCGGTGGTGCTGTAACCGGCGCAGAGGACGACCGCTGCCATTCAGGGGCTATTGACAACGCATTTACGTTAGTTGGGCGATAGTCGGTCGGCATCGCGTACTTAGCTTGGAACGCGGGCGATGCCATACGCCGAGCGGCCAAGTTACCAGCAAAAGCCCCACCGAGAGATCCTAAACCGCCCCCTACCGCCGCGCCTATGGGGCCTCCGGCTGCGTAACCCATTGCAGCGCCCGCAGCGCCGGTTAACGTGCCTCTATAAGTACGCGGGCCAATAAAAGACGTGGCTGGCGTAACGGTCATTACCGAAGGGTAGATAGCCGCAACTTTACCAATGTCCGCTGGCAAGCCGGTCATTTGGCCTTTGCGTTCTTGCAGTAACTTGGCATACATTTGCGGGTCAACCGCGCCGCTTGCGTAATCTAACGCCCGTTCATGGTCATAGATTTGCGCCATCTTTACACGCGCCGCTTTTAGCGCGGGGAGAACGTCTGGCGGCGCATTTGCGTCAACGATATCTTCTAGCGCGTTGGCAATTTTCATCTTTGCCCTTGCGCTTTCCGTTGCTACCGGATCGGGCGCGCTAGTACCTTTATCGTTGGCCTTAAAAATAGCTTGCGCGTCACTTCGCAATTTCCTAATATCGTCCAGCACCATCGCCCCGCTACGGCCTTGGTTTAGTGCTACTAGTGTTTCGTCCACCAATGAACTGACCGCAGCCGCCCCCGCTTTGCCGCCAATTAAAGGGGCTTTAGGTATGGCGCTTAATGTTTGCGTTGCTGCTTCTGGAACGCGCAGCACCGGCAGTGCGCGTACAGGAGCATACGGTGCGCTTGCTGTATCCAACGCCTTGTCAATGGTTGATAAACTAATTGGGTCAGGTGACGTATCCCCTAAGTCTTGTTTCACCAACTTAGTAATTTGCGCGGAGTTGCCTTGGCTTAACTTGGTGTCTGCTTCTCGGCCAGCAATCGCGCTTATAGCGCGGGTGGCTACCGTTGGGTTGGATATGGACGGCGGTACAGCCAAACTTAACCGCTGCGCCGTTTGCGCCGCTTCGATCTTGGGCGCGTTGGCGTAGCTGGTTGCGATATTGGCTTCTGCTTGTTGCGCCGCTTGAACCGCGCCACGCGTTTTAGCCGCCGCAAGCATTTTTGGCACCGGCAGCAATGTAGCGGCAATTGCGGGTGCTGTTTCGCCTATGGTGCGCCCTGCGGCGGGGCCGCCAATATATTCGCCTACACTCCCGCCGCCTTTTGCTAGCAATTCGAGCGGCAACGCAAGCGCGGCGGTCATTGTTTGGCCTTGCTGCGTGCGGGGTTGGTATGTGCCTGCTTCTTGGATGTATTGAGCCACGCGTGCGCCTTGCCCGCGTTCGCCGGGTATCAAAGTCCCAACAAGCCCAGCAAGACCACCGACCGCCGACGCGCCCAATCCGGTAATGGCACCAATGCCGGTTTCAATCAAGCCACCAGATGCCGATCCCCGCATAGGCGGCGTAGCCTCAACAAGCGGCGCGTTTTCCCAACTTTCGCTTTTTACTACCTGCGCGTCTTGCCATCCCATTATGGCTTTCTCCGCTGTTGGCCTTTGGGGTCTATAAATACGGTTCCGCTAGGTAGCTTATCGTAGTCGGCGTCCCCTGTAATTTTAACCGGCGCGCCCGCCGATGCGGTTGCGGCTGGCGCAACCGTTTCACCGCTGATCGCACGGATAGTTGCGGGTAGAAGTTTAGTATTGAAATCTTTTAGCCCGGTGTCGTTTTCATACCGTAGCGCAGTGCTTTTTAGACGGCCTCCCAATAGTGCTTGATATGATTGAATTACGCCAGCCAACTGTGCGGGTGAATTGGCGCGGTTAAAAGCATCCGCAGCTTCCTCACGTTCCCGCATTGAGCCACCGTTTGCAACCACCGCTTTAACAACTTCCTGACCTACGATCCTTCGCGTAGCGTCAAAGGTGGTAGGCGCATTTGCGCCAAAGGCTGCCGCGATCCCTTGTTTTGCCGCGTTAACAAGCCGCACATCAGTGTTGTTCAAATCAGCGCCGTATTTAGCTAAAGTATCCATGTGGTCAATAGCCGTATTTGAAGCGGTAATGCTGTCCGCCACGGGGCCTTTTACAAAGGTTTGTTTAGCTACATAGCGCGATTGTGCTTTACCCGCGTCATACGTTTTATCAGCTTGATTGACTAACTCCAGCAATTGCTGCCCGCGTCTGGTTGCGGGGTTTGGCGGGCGTTGGTCGTAACGCAGTATGGACTCCACCAACGGTTTAACATTAGGCGGCAACACAGCTACAAATTCTGGGCCGGTTACGTTGTTTTGGAACGCATCCGCTACAGTCATTTTAGGCGCGATGCCTGCGGGTGCGGCTACCGGCGCAGCGGGTGCAGCGCCAGAAACTTGCGTTGGCAATGCGTTTACCGTTGGCCGAGGTTGCCCCGGCAATGCGTTTACCGTTGGTGCGCCACCAGCGGTAATCGGCGGGAACATGCCGTAAGGGTCGATTTCCCGATTGCGTATTGCTAGTCCTGCCTGGCTTACGCCAAGCTGCCCACCTGCAATATCTGCTAGTCTGTTTAACCGTCCGGCTTCCTGTTCTAGCGCCGCAATTTCGGCAGGCGGGGCGTTTCGCGCTTTTGCTGCTGCAATATCCACTTGCAATTTAGCTAACGGCGATTGCGGTACCGCACCTTCGCTGCCGGAAACAATACCGGCGGGGCCGCCCATGCCCGGTATAGATATTACGCGTGTTTTACCATCTACGGTTTGCGATAAGTTTTGCGGCTTATTCATTTCCGCAAATTTAGCCACGCCCAATTTTGATTCGTTGATAAGCCGCTCTAACCCGCCTGGTTGTTGTAACGCGGCGTTGATTCGAGCGCGGGATTGTTCAACAGTTACGCCGCGATCTGACAATACTTTACCAAGCACGGGGTCAGCATGATTGGATTCGTGCCAAGCAATATATTGTTCGGGCGTTGAAATGCCGTCTAACAGTTCACGCGACAGCTTAAATTTGTCTTCAACTAATTTGGCTTGCGCAACAGCAAGCGTGGTAGGTTGCAAACCTAGCGTCCCTTTTTTGATGCCTAGCTCCACCGCGTCTAACTCTGCTTTTCGTCTAGCCGCTTCTGCCTCTGGAATTTTGGACCCAGCGCCGCTGGCCGCCAATGCCGCGTTGACTTTACCGTAGTCAACTTTCCCATCTGGGCCAATGGCCCCTTGATACGCGCTATTGATTGCGTTTTGCACTTGCTCCTCGCGCCTTGCTTTTCCCAAGGTGTACTGCGACAAGGCGTTCTGGTTCTCTTGCGCCCTAGCCACCGCTGCTTGATCCATGCCGGAGACAAACGCATTGCCGATGCTTTGCGAACCGGGCGGGGTCAGTAGTCCAAAGTTAAGTTCAGCCATGGCTAATATCCTTGGTAATCAATGTAGGGATTAGCGGAGGTGGGCATTACTCCGCCGCCGCCGAACCCGTATACATTACCACCGCCATATTGTTGGTTAGCCATCGCTGCGGTAGTGTATGGATTTGACCCACCCTGCGGCCCGTACATCCGGCCCAGCACGTTAGCTGCACCGCCAAAGGCTGAGTTACGTATTCCTGCCGAAGCCATGGCTGCGTTGCCGGTATTAGCCGCGCTGCCCATTAGGGACGCGCCGATGTTACTCGCCGTGTTTGCGCCTTGTGCGCCGATCTGGTTAGTCGCCGTTTGACCCGTTCCAGAAACACCGGACAATCGGTTAAAAAGCGAGTTTCGTTCGCCCGTGTTGGCGTTGAATCCGGTTACATAACGGTTGAAGGCGTTGTTGTATTCTTGGCTACCCAAGTCTTGCCCATAGCGTTGCACACCCTTTAACGTAGCCCCAGACAACAATCCGCCTCTAGCCGCAGCACTTCGGTCAAGGGCTTTTATCCCCTCCGACATACGAAAGGCAGTGCCAGGGTCAGCGTTCGGGTTGTACTGAAAATCAAACGGCCTTGTTGAACCAAACTCACCGCCGTAGCCTACGCCAGCTGCCAACCGATTGACCGCTCCAGTGCCAGCAGCAAGGTACGGCGCTTGGTCGGCGCGGTTTTGGTCGTACTGTCGGCGCTGTTCGGCAATCGACGCGGCAGAAGCCTGCCCCGAGGCTTGAGCGGCAGTGTCGGCAGCGTCGGAAGCCCCCATAGAATTTATTAGACTTGAACCTACTACGGCTCCAGCGACCCAAAAAGTCATGATAAAACTCCTTTAACCGTATTCCCCGCAAGATACATACAATTTGGATCGTCCTCGACTAATTCTGATTCGGCATCTTCAACCGTAGTAGATTCCACCCGGTGAAAAGTCGCGCATAGCGAATCGGTTTCGGCATAGACGGCGCGTTTTGTTCCCGGCGAACTGTTTAGTATGCAAGGGCCGGTAATGCTTTTCACACCATCGTCCGTTGTTACGCGCACCGTGCCGTACATAATTACGTAGAAATGTTCTTTTTTGTGGACTTTACCGATAACCAAAACACCAGCAGGTCGCCAAACTTCGCGGCAATACATACCTCCGTGAAAAGTATGCTTTGTTTGCGGCTCGTATTGCGGCAACTTTGAAACCTCAAACTGTAGCTGCTCTACGCGTTGTCGTATGTCGTCCTGCTTGGCTACTGCTTCCATTACGACACCTCCCGCCCACTTGCGCGGATGTTAATGGCCGTGGCCGTTCCAGCGATTGTGGAGATAAACCCGCTTGCCATCAGCACCTGGCCGACAATCTCGGGGAAAGTGTACACCTCGCTTGCGGCCAGAGTCTTGGTCTTGGTGATCAAGTTCTGATTGCCCGCCGTGTCCGCCGCCGTGACCAAGTTAACGCTCAAGGTCGCAGCCGTTGCGCTGTAGTTGGTCGCCGTGAACTTGTCGATAATCGTGGTGACGTTGGTCGCGGTGTATTGGGTAACTTGAGTTGCTTCGGCTGTTTTAGCCGGGATCAGCACTTTTACGGTGACGGTCATTTCAGATGCTCCTTACGGTTACTCGGTCGCCAACGGAAAGGCCAGGTGACACAAAGGTGATCGTGGTGCTGTTGGTTTCTGTGTATGCCACGTTGTACTCCTCAGTCAATCCGTTGACCGCCACAATCGTGCTTCCGCCCATGATGTACGGCAAAACGGTGAACACTGTCTGCCCTTGCGTGGCAACCACAGCGGGCTGCATTGCTCCTGCGCCTGAGTTGCTGATGTTGTCGGTTGTATAAACCAGAACGTTGGTTGAGTCTTTCAGCACGAACTTATACGAACCGCCCCCGAGCCAAACTGAAGCGCGGCCAGCCGAGTCCAAGATCACGGGGTTTGCGTTGGAGACAGTCCCTGCGTAGGCCGTATAGGTCGCAAGCGGCGTTGTTGTCCCCGCCGCGTATGTGTACAGTTTCCCCCCCGCTAACGGAACGCCATTAGCGTCGATAAACTGTAAAAAAGGAACGGGTGAAATGGAAGCCATATTTGCCCCTAGAAACTTAGGTAGTAAGGATAAGAAAGACCGTTAAGAATCCAGTTCTTCCCTGTCGTACCAGTGCCGCCTTGTGAGGATATAGAGATCAAACCACCAGCGCCCCCTGCTACGGTAAACACCGTAACCCCGTCCGAAACAGGCACGCCAGAAGCGTTGACCGCCGGGGTAATTCCAGCCGTAGCTATATTAACGCACGGGGCGGGAGATACTAAAACTGCGGCTTGCACAGAAGCATTTTTAAGTTGCCCGTACCACCTTGCCCAACCATCTTCGCCAAGTTGCAGCCAAAGCGTTCCGTTACCTTGCGAGTTATCTACGATCCACGTTCCTTGCAGCACTGGCGTAGGTGCGTGAGGAGTTGCTGCGGAATCCATTTGCATCCGAATCCCAATCTGCGGATAAGCATTCGCATCTTGAATGTCCCACTTAGGCGTGTTGGTCGTGGCGTAGTAATTGGTTCCAACAACAGTTGCAAAGGCTTTATTCACAAAGCCAGCGTAATAGCCAAAATCACTACGGCCAGAAGTAATGTTGTTGCCCCGAAGCGTGCAGCCTTGCGTTGGCACTTTATCGCCCACATCAGCACTGGCATCTGAAACCGTCACGTCGTCGCTATCAAACAAAACGGGGTACAGACAAACTCTTGCGGCGGCAATTGACGCTCCGCCCGTCTGAAGGTTGTTACGCTCAATCTTTATGAAGTTAGACCGCTTTATCCAGACTAACGCATCGCCATTAACTGTATGGTCAAAGTTTGCCGTAGTGTCAAAAAATGGAAATTCAATCTGGTTGTTTTCAACCGTACATTGGCTGCAATCTTGCAGGTAGATCGCGCCCGATAGCGTTGTAATGTTGTTGTCCCGAATAGTCTTTTGCGCCGCCCCGTTCGCGCCCGTGATATACAAACCTTGAATAGATGTAGTAATCCCAGCAACGCGGGAAATGTTGTTGTTTTGGATGACAAGCGAATCGCCGCCTTTGAGGATCTTGATGCCGCCCTGTACCAAGCAATTGGATATGTTGCTGGCGAAGTACATCGACGTATGAGTAGTAACAGATCCAGATGCCCACGGGATAGTCCCGTCGATAATCAGCGCGTAGTCGCTAGGCGCAATAAAACTGCATCCTTCAATTGCTGTATTGGCGAACGTAACCCCGGACGCACTCCCTACAATTTGCACCAACGTGACAGCTTTGTTTGTAGTGTTGCTTTCATACTGCATATTTTGGAGGATGATGTAATTAACGGGCGCGGCCAAATTGAATCTCAGCAGAGTGCTTCCCGCCGCGCCGTTCCACTTGATACTAGAACCATTCGCGCCAGTACTTCCGCGCTCTCCCTCCATGCTGCAAATAACCGTGCTGACAATCGCCGTGGTTACGTTGTAAGTCCCAGCGGGGAAGAACAACGTCTTGCCGTTAGCCGCGCAGTAAACGATTGCCGCCAGGATCGCAGCGCCGTTATCTGCCGCAGAAGTAGAAACACCATAGTCAAGTGCGTTGACAATTGCGCCTTTGATCTGGTTGTAGTTTATTTGTGTTAGCGGCATGGTTGTCCTTTAAGCAAAATAAAAACCCGAAAGTCGCAAAGTTGCGCCTGCTAGTTGGGCATTAGTAACCGTTGCGCTTTGGTTAAAGTTCGTAAGCGTAATGGTAGGGGTTGAAGCGGGTATATACCCGTTATTTCCCGCACCAGTATTGCTGTAACACATTAACGGCCAATCCATTGCATTGGGAGTTACCGGCAGGCCCGTAATAGTTGCATCGTTTGCATCTATGTTAGCGGGCCACGCAACTCGGCATTCCCAAAATACAACGTCACCGTACTGCACATAAACCGCAGACGTTACGGATAACGACACTTGAGGGTTAGCCGGAGTCCATGTTGTTTTGGCAAGGCCAAATATTGCGTATCCTGTGCCTTTTTCATCGGTTAATGCGCCTGAAAGATTTGCCGACGAAAATGAGCCAAGTGAGGCTGCATTACCAACTGAAGTAACCGCGCCGGTCAAGTTTGCATTCGTTGTTACGTTGCCCGCTGTCAACCCTGAAGCAGTTCCCGACAAGGTTCCACTTAATGTCAAACTGCCGGTGGTGGTAACGGTTCCAGATAAAGAAAGTCCGTTGACGGTTCCTGTGCCGCTGACCGAAGTTACCGAGCCGCTACCTTTGCTGTTAAAAGTTGTCCAATCGGCGGCGCTCAAAGCTCCCCGATTAGACGCAGACGCAGTTGGAACTTGCAGCGTAATAACCGGAGTGGTCGTGCCGTTTGCCACGGTGCTGGACAGGTCGGTGCCGGTCGTGCCGAGAGTCAGCGCGGCCACGCTGGTGACGGTGCCGCTGCCCTTGTTGTTAAATGTCGTCCAATCCGTGCTGGTCAGGTAGCCGTTGACCGACGTTGTAGCGGCGGGCATTGAAATGGCCGGGGTCGTCCCACCAGAAGACACAACGGGGGCGGTTCCGGTTACGCTGGTTACCGTGCCGCCCGATCCGGTCGCGGATAGCGTTCCGGCTGAAAAGGCCACGCCTGTGCCGATGGTGACGTTGGAGAAGCCGCCAGCCCCGTTGCCGTACAGGATTGACGCGCCGCTGGTCGCGGGGGCGTAGTCTGTTCCAGATGCCGCTGCGCTGATTGCCGTGCCGTTGCCTTTCAGCAAGCCGGTAACGGTCGTGGAGAGCGTAATCGCCGGGGTTGTTGTCGCCGTGGCTACCGTTCCCGCCAGCCCGTTGGCCGACACCACAGACACGCTGGTGACCGAGCCACCCGCGTCTGTTGCCCATGTTGGCGCTCCAGCACCACCGCTGGTCAGTACTTGGCCTACTGTCCCGGCGGCGCTAACCGCAAGCGCAGGGCCGGTGCCGTAGGCTATGCCGCCCGCCGTCGGGCTACCGTCCAGATTGTAGTTGGCGATGGTGCCGGTCTGCACGACCGGCTGGAGGTACGCCCCTTGGATGGCGGCTTCGGCGTTCTCAAACCGCGACATCATTGACATCAGTTGCGCGGTGTCGAGGGTCGCTAAAAAGTCGCCCGATTGATCCTCATACTGCGGGGCGATGTTCTGGTTGATCTGGATCAGCAACTCGGTTAGATCGGGCTGATTAGGTGGCCCAAGCTGCAATTCTTCAAGCGATACGGGGTTGTTCCCGCTGCCGGTCAAGACAAACAAGTTGAGAAAGAACCGATACCATTCCCGCGCCATCAGCCCGGTGCGCTCGTCAATAAACGGCACCCGAGGCGCGGGGATGTTGGTAATGTTAAGGTTTGCCACTAGCTACTCGTTGGCGTGACAAACAATTCAGCGCCCATGATGGCGATTTTGACCGGATCTGTTCCAGACACCTCATAGACTCGGTCGCGGATCTTCTCCGTCATGCCGAGCCGCCGCCAGATGGTGCGGGTGCCATAAGCCCCGAGTTTACCCATCGAGTTCCAGTGTTCGTTTGACCAGGTATGCCCCGCATCGTCCGACCAGCGCAGCATGACCTGCGGATCGTAACCCGGCGCAGCGGTGTAGGCTTCGGTTTCCAGCGCATAGCCGTTGTAATCTTCGGCGGGTTGCACTTGCGTCACCAGCGGTTCGTTGCCGTCACCGGCCTCAGTAACTAGCTGGTCACCGGCTTGCGTGGTCAGATAGCCTTGCACAAACTCGGCCACAATGATATTACCGGATTCGGTAGCGAGGTCTTCGCCATCGTAAGCGGGATAGGCATTGAGGCCCACGCCCGTTTCGGCATCTAGTTGCAGAGAATGGTGCGCGGTGCGCTTGAGGTTGTTCTGCCCCGTAGCCAGCGCCCGCCACGACCGCAGCCACTTCTGGATCTGGTCGTCGTCAGCATAGACATCAAGATCAAAGGCGTAGATCCGTCCGTCCGCGTAGTCACCGACCACAATCTCGCTGTTGTACGACATCTGGCAGTTGCTGCGGTGCCTTGTGAACTGCCCGTTTTCAAACCCAGCGCGTTCATGCCACAACGTGGTGGATACGTCATAGACCCAAGTAGCCTGAGCCGACGGGAAGATCAGCACATAGAACGGGTGGCCGTCCTGCTGGTAGGTGTAGGCAATCGCATCGGAAATGCTGCCATAGCCTTGAATGGCGTACTCCACAGCATTGGTTGAGATCCGTGCGGGCGTGTAGCCGTTAGCCCGGTAGACAATCCCGCGCCCCCGAGCGTCTGAGCCTAGCCAGAACACGCTGTTGTCGAGTTTCGCCACAGAGTACGCGGCCTCGCAGCCGACTTCCATGAACGCGCCCTGAATCCGCGCCAAAGGGAAGTCCGGCGTTCCCGCGTCATACCAGACCTCAACGCTGGTGGTGCCAAACAAAAAGATTTCGCGGTGGTCTACGATCAGCGAAATTACGTTGTCGGGATAGCCTTCCGCGCTGGCAAAGTCCAGCGGATTTACGGAAGTGCCATCCAGTAGGCTGGTGACCCAAAACTTCTGCGAGTCCGGCTCGTTGAATACGAAGTACCCGTCGAGATAACCAACCGATCCAGCGCCGGGGAAGTCCACATCCGTAATCTGGGCAAACACCGATGTAGATGTGTTGTAGATGTAACTGACAGGGTTACAGGCAATAAATATCTGCGTCCCGTTGTCTGCCATGCTGACAGGGCCGGTACCGGTCACCGTGCCAAGCAGGGTAGCCGTGTAGCTTGTAGACAGGCTATAAAACTCGCTGCCGGACACCACATAGGCCACGCCATTGGTCACCCACAAGCCGCGAATCGGGCCGTCACCTACGGTTGCAAGCAACCGCAAGCCAGGACACCGCAGCAGGAACCCAGCCTCTTTTCCGCCGCTGCCTTCCGGCACCGCTTCCGCGAAAAGGTTGACCATGCGGTTGTCTGCCGCATTGATTGACCGAGCAACGTAACTGCCGCCGAGAATGGGCGTTTTCAATTAAGCCGTGACAGCTTTGATGACCGCAAACGCGATCACAATTGCTTCGCTCAACGAACCTGTGGTGATATTCCGCACGTTAATGCTGGCCGAACCCGCCGCAGATTGAGCATTGAGCAGGTACGAACCGGCAGTGCCTGCGCTGATATGGTTCATTATCAAAATGTCGCCAGCCTCAATGACCGTGTTGGTGAGCGTAAAACTGACCGTGGTATCTGCGGCAAGCGCAGCATTGTTCAGCGTAATCTGGCCGGTTGACTTGCTCAACGTCACGCCGGTGGCTTTGCTAGTCGCTTGGGTAACCGTCCCACCCGCGCCCGTAGCGTAGCCGTGTTTGCCGGTGCTGCTGATGACTTGGTTGCCCGTGGTACTCAGGCTGGTGCCGGTCGCCGCGCCGATATTAGGCGTGGTCAGCACCTGTCCGGTACTAGTGCAGGCGCTGATGTTGCCGCTGGCAACCGTCCCCAGTGCTGGCGTGACAAACGTCGGGCTGGTAAACAAAAGAGTAACCGACAGTTGTTTGGTCGTGCTGGTAGTTGCCTGAACAATCGGCAGCACATCAGCGCCAGCTTGCGAAGCGGCAACGGGAAGAGCAGAAATTGCGATATTAGCCATGTTAGTAATTCCCACTGTAGATATTGAACCGCTGGCGGGTTGCCACG